CATGGGCCTAGCAATGCTCCCATACCAGCATATTTAGCAGCCGATGCACCAATACCTAAAGTTTTACCCCAACCACTATCAGGGTCATCCATTTGACTTCTACCATAATCCATTCCAAGACCAGCAACACCTAAACCAGCACCTAAAGCCAAAGAACCCATAGAACCAGCACCAACTTTTCCACCTTGCCCTAACATCCTCTGAGTTCTTGTTACTGGGGCTGGGCTAGCACCAACACTTTGCCGATTGGAACTAAATCTTTTATCTGGAGTTCCGTCTTTTTTGAGGATGGGGGCTCTGGCAGCACCACCAGCTGCCACTGCACCACCACCACCACGACCAACACCACCACCACCAAAAAATTTAGTCCCAACCATAAAACCTTTAGCTAACGAAAGACCATTTAAAATCCAACCAGCTGTAGAGCCTAAAAGTTTTGCTGTGGCGAGAATTATAGCGGATTCAATTGGATTATCAATAATAAAACCACCAATAGTTCCAATAAGTTCTCCTACTTTTCTAGCAAATACTTCAATTCGGTCTATCCAACCACTATTCGTTAACCATTTAGCTAGGTTTTCCAATTTAGGAACCAACTTTTCATTCATACCATCAATTATTGGTAAAAAACTAATTTTGAATGATGCTATAAAGTTCGTCAAAGCATCATCAAACGTTTGAGACTCTTTTGCTCTTTCTCTAAGTTTTTTATCTTCACCCATCAACTTTTCAACTTCAAAAGCTTTTAATTCATTGACGAATTTTTTTGTTCTTTTTCCATCGACCATAACTTCAATTGAAGCTCTACCATTTTCATCTAATTTAGCAGTGTTGGTTAAAAATTCCTTTGCATCTTTATTAAGTCTAAAACCAACTTGACTTTTTATTTTGGTAAATTTGGCTGCATTCTTACCAGCAGTAGCTAAATCATCATAAGCTATTCCAGTTTGTTCAGCTATCTTTCTAAGTCTATGCATTTCCATTGATGAAATCTCAAAATCGTGATTTTCCTTATTAAAAGTTACTGACGATTCAGCGGCTTTACCAATTTCTTCAGTTAAACCAGCCATATCGTTTCTAGCCATATACATCAAATGAAACGGGTCAGCTAATTTAGACCAAGCCCCACCCAATACTTGAAGTTGAGAAGACATTTCTACAGCACCTTCAATATCAAATAGTTTATCGGCCATACCTGATACTGCATTCATATCAATACCTAATTTTGCTGATATTTCAGCCATTTTAGTTAAACCTTTTATACCATCTTTAAAATTGTATTTATTTAATAACTTGATATTTTGTTGAACATTTTTAATAACCTTGGAACCATTTAACCCCATTTTTGTTGAGTTATTTAAAGTTCGTTCAACATATTCGTTTGTTCTTTCAGCAGAAAACCCTTGTTTTTCCATATCAGCAGCCATTTTAGCTGAACCTTCAACACCTAAACTTGTTGCGGCTGCAATTTCTGATATGGCTTTTAAACCGCTTTCATTAAGCATTACATTTCGACCCAATTCGTCAGCATAATCGCTTTGCATCTTAGCCAAATCTTGCATACTAACACCAATCAGATTACTATCTTTAGCTGCTATTCTAATATCGTCAGAGAATTTTTTTGCGCTTTGACTAACCAATCCCATTTGTAAAGCCGATTGTTTAACAGCTTTATCCATATCAAAAAATCCGAATCCTTTGATTTTTTGATAGCCTTTTTCTATAATTCCTGGTAAACCAGCAATTCCCTTAACCAAAGAGGCCCCACTTTTGGCCATAACAAGATTTAACTTATTAACTTCTTTTAAATTATTAACAAGTTTTTTCCCTTGTTCTTCAAGTTCTTTTGTTTGTTCTTTTAAAAGGTTTAATTTATCAAATTCATCTTTAGCACCTTGTATATTACCAGCAAGATAAGCTTCATTCATTTTTTGTTGAATTTCACCTTCTATCTTTTTGTTTCTAGCAACAGTTTCACTTAATAATTTAACCTTTCTTAAACCTTCAAGGTAAGCATCTAGGCTACTACTCAATTTTTCTTGTTCTTCAGCTTGTTTTTTCAACACTGCAATCTGAGCTTCGAGTTCTTTTTTAGTTAATCCAGCCATAATTATTGATTGGTTTTTTGTTTTGGTTGATATCCATATGAATCGATATCTTTTCTAATTATTTTTATTATCAAATTACCATTAAAAGGGATTCTTTCTGAAACAGATTTTAATGATGTAATAATAGTAACCTTACATTCGAAAGTATCTGGTGTGTTTTCTACGTTTTTAATAATTTCAAGTTCATAACCTAAGTTATATTTTTTTGTTATGTTATCCAATTCAAATCTACCAAATAATTTAAAATTTTCACCTAATTTTCTATCTAAAACTCTAGGGTTATATTCTTTATCTGTTGTTTTAAAAGGGAAGAAATCTTCTTTATCACCAATATTGAAAGTTACATCAACATCGTCAGCTGGTATAAAAGATATTTTTTTACCTTCAATAAATTCACCACCTAAATTTTCACTAATACTTTTTCGTTCATAACTATTGATTATCCTAAGTGTTGGTACAATACCCTTACCTACCGCTTGTTCACCTCTTAATTCAGATATAAACAAGTTCCAGAGACTAGGTTGAGTATAGAATGCCTTTTTAAGATTTGGGTCGTTTAGAATCATCTCCATGGCCCTTTTACCTTCTTTTCTAAGCTCTTCATCTTTATCTACTTCGTTAGGTGGTGTTTTTTTCTTTTTTTCTTTCTTAATTTCTGGTTCTTCTTGACCATTTTTATCTACATAGAAATTTTTAATTGGTAAAATGAAATCTTTTTGTTCTTCATTACCTTTGCTAGACTTTGCTTTAAACATTAAATTTCCTTCTTCTTCATAAAAAGGGTTTTCTCCTAAATCAATAGTTAAAATTAAAATTGTATTTTCTCTACCTTGTTGAGATAGCTCGACTCTAACGACATCACCATGTCTTTGTACAACATTCCCATCGTATTTGAATTTTGAATCAAAATTAATATCATCACCAATTTCAACACTTTTAAGTTGTTCATAATATTCTAATACTAAATCTGATTTTGTTTTGTCCATATTATGGTCCAATTCAAATGTATCATCTGGTGTTCCATTTTTAAGAGAATTTACATCGTTAAAAATCTTCAAACCAACAACATTATTTATCGTCAATTTACCACATTTTCCAAAATTTATAATTAATTGAGTCCCATAAATCATGGTGTCAAAAGAAGCGTCAACAGAACACCCTTTGGTTTTGGTTCCTTTATTTATATCAACGATAACCTTATAACCATTTACTTCGGTTAGTTTAAAATCATAGTCACTATCATAACCATTTTTATCTCTTTGTATAACAGAAAAAAATTGAGCATTGGGATTATCATTAAAAAATAAAGATAATTTTTGTGGTGTTGGAGCTTTTCTACTTTCTTCTATATATTCCAGCAATAAACTATACTGTTTTTCTGTCAGTTTAACTTTCATTTTTCATTTATTAATAAATATCATACAAAACAAAAATCCCCGCAAATTGCAGGGATTTGTTATTAATTGAGAGGCAAATTACCACCCTTGATTTGTGTTTTAAGTGCTTCACCTGAAACTTTACTAGTTCTAGAACCTTTTGAACCCTTGGGTTTTTCTGTTTCTTTATACTGTTCTCTAGCTTCTTCTTGTTTCGCCATTTCTCTTACTTTTTGACCTAGGAAAAATCTTCTTTCATAAGTTGGCATAGCTAGTATGTCTGAATAAGTGAAACCTTTAAGGTGTTGAGTACAAATATAAATTTCTTCTAGTAAAGGTATTTTATAGTTTGAAGTTAGGCCAAAAAAAGCTGAGGTTAAGGGGAAGAAATGTGTCTACGGAACCACCTCCAGGGGTTCCAACCGTGATATTCAAATCTACACCACTTTCAATTTTATCAATATATTTTTCAAATTCTTTACCATCATTTAACCTTAAGTTATTAACGAATTCTCTAATAATACCTCTATCTCTAACCCCATTTACCTCAACTATATTTCGTTCAAATTTGTAAATCTTAGAATTATCAACTGGAATACCAGATTCTTTTTCAGCACTAATTATTTTGTCAATATCATCGATATCACCGCAAGTTAAAAATCTAAATTTTGCATAAGCTTTAGATAAAGGAAATTGATAATCAAACAATCCTTCACCATCTGGTTCAGCACCTAATTTTTTATATTTCAAATCGTTTAGATTTATTTCATGTTCAAAAGGAACATCATTCTCGTCAAACAATATTACTGGATACATTTCACCAAAACCAGTAGCTCTTAACCAAAGCATCAAAGCGTTTCTATCACCCATGTGTAAATCATTAAATCTTAAATCTGGTTCAAGTAGTTTTCTATTTATTAGAATCTGTAAAAATTGGCCACTCTCTAAAAGATTAGGACTAGTAAGGATATTCTCATCAGCCGTTGTCATATAAGAAATTTTCACATTGCTTTTTTTGTTTCTATAAAGCTTACCTTCTGAAGGTAAAGGAATAACATCAAAAGGTGAATTATAATTTGGTTGACTCAATTCCATCATATAGAATTCTAAACTAGAAGGGACTTTCCCATAATCAATTGGTTGCATAATCGGTGGTCTTGTTTTTGTAACTGGTTGTATAATTTCTTCAACCTTATCTCTTCTTTCGTTAGCTTTTTCAAACTGTGATTGATAATTTTGAGTTTGAGATGCGTTCATCGATAAACGTTCATCACGAATTTTTATTTGTTCTTTAGCTTTTTCTCTTATTTCAAGAATCTCTTGTTCTTGTTTACTTAAAACAGGGGGTCTTGTAATTTCAGCTTTAGACTCATCAACAGCAAAACCATTTTCTACTATTTGCTTCATTTGATTCTCGGTTCTCAACCTCATCTGCTCGACAGCTGTTAAGTGTTGGTGTGGGGTATTTGGTGCGGAAGTGGTATAAATTTCTTCTGTAACAATCGCTTTTTCAGCTTCATAAGCCGCCAATTTAGCATTTAATTCAGCTTGTTTTTTTTGTTCCACGGTAGGGAAAACATTTGGTTTAATTTCACTCATTTATTTTAATTTTACACTCTTGTAATTAATAGTTAAATATATTTTAGAAACATTATTTGATAGATAAGATAAATTTGAAAATCCAATGTTGGTTATCCCACATTGATTAATCTTAAACATAGAACTAACCTCACCATCTGGTGTTAATATTTCTAATTTTAATTTGAAAGGTTTTGTCAAACTCTTTTTATAAAGTTTTAATAAAATTTTCTTTAAATTTGGTTTTATAGTTTCACGTAAACAAATGCTAATTGAATCACCAAAAACATAAGGGAAACTAGGTTTAGTAACCGATTCAATATAATAAGGTTCAATACCATATTTTTTGGGGAATTTTAACAACCATCTGTTATCTTTATTGAATTCCGTTAATTCAGAACTCAACATTGTTTTTGGTATATCGTATAAAGTTTTATTTTCACTAAAATTTCTACCTCTTTCTCCATCCTCTCTTTTAGAATTCAACATTGTTTTTGGTATATCGTATAAAGTTTTATATTCACTAAAATTTTTACCTCTTTTTTCAACCTCTATTTTTGTATTCTCATACATTTTTTTTGCTGACTCATTAATATTTTTTTTATTTTCCATCTCTTTTTAAAAATAAATATATAGTCTTTGATTTTTTTGTAAAGACTGAGGTGAAAATTTATTGACTATATTAAAATAAAATAGTATCTTTGTTATATGGATGAAATAGAAATAATTGAGGCAAATATTATACTATCACCAATTATTGAATTAAGTTCTGCGGAAGCTTGGAAAACATTAGAAATCGGAAGGTTCTTCAACCCAATAACATTCGAGTTAATAGGGTCTTGGTTAGATGGGGTATATATGCAACCTAACCTCTTTTCAAAAGAACATGAAATAAATCAAATTATAGAAGTGAAAGATAATAAAGTAATTAGGGTGTATAAAAATACACCAATTAAAACAAACGATGAATATGGGAATCATAATGGAAGATAAGAGACAACAAGAATTAGTTGAAAAATACGAACAAAAGGGTTTACTTGAAGGTGTTCAAGTTGAAGATAAGATAAAATTAAGTCAACTATATGAAGATTTTACTAATTATTTAATTAATATTGGTGAAGAAAACCTTGTATGGGGTAAATGTCATTTTGAAGTGTTATACATACATCTTATCATGAAACTATACACCGAATTTAATGAAACTAATTATTCCAGCGTGTATCATACCTTCAAAAAATGGTATGATGAAGAAGGGGTTAATTTAGATGTTGGTGGTGACCATATGGTTAGTAACCAAATTACTTATTTAACGGAATTTATTAAATACTATAAAGAATTAAAGGTGTATATGGATGATTCACTTAAAAATAAGGTGTTAGAATATACCCTATATGATAATCTAAATGGTGGTATAGCAAAACCAGAATATAAATTTACTGTCCTAATCAAAACGTTAAATTTTGAAAATAAAAATGGTGATGAAATTAAATTAATTACTGATGATGTTGAGTTATTATTAAACCATGAACATTGCTATGTAACTATGTTTGCTATAGGTAAATTAAATGGTGAGGTATTTTCTGTTGAAGAAACTAAAGACGGTTTTGATGATTTGAGAACACATTTATCTAATAACAAAAAAATTGTTATATATTCAGCTAATGTTAATAATGGTAAAATAGTTTATCGTTATTCATTATTAAAAGGTAACGACTGAGATAAAAATTTATTGACTATATTAAAAAGCTAATTCTTGTTTAAGTTTAATAATAATATCTTCTGGTGACTCAAATTCTCTATTACATTCTTTACATATTTCCATAAAATAAAAATTCTTCTAATATATCTGTTATTTATACAAATATACTAAAAGAATTTTACAAGTCAAGTTTTTGACAAAGCAATATTGAAAATAATGCGTAAGTGCTTGATAACCAAGTAGTTCCTAAAAAAGCAAAATCGCTCTATCAAAACGTAAAGTTGCATTAATTTCAGCAATACCATCATCATCCATCGATAAATCTCCGAATCCAACAGTAGTTAACATTGTTCCATCCAACAACCATTTTTCAACAACAACACCAGTTGGGTCAAGCATTTCTAATTCTACAGGACGTTTATATCCAGCAGCATAACCTTGACGACCAGTAACTGATTCTGAGTGAAGACGAACCCACTCCATTATTGCTTGTGTAGCAGATGGGCCAATCGGGTCACGAAAAGTCACTTCAATAGATTCCCAAGTGAAACGACCAATAACCCATGTAGATGTATTTAAGAATGGTATTTCAACTTCGTTTTGTGTAATTGAAGGTCTTGAAGCAGAAGATAACCACCATTGTTGAATCCCCAAATCAGCTGGGAATGTAATTAACCAACGATTCTTTTTCTTAGGTTCGTAGGGTAAGGGCATTTTCATTAATAAATCAGCCATATTTTCTTGTTTTTGTTAATTAATACCTTTGTGTTAACACAAAGATTTGTTATTTTAATATAAATATCATAAATTAAAAAAAAAATGAATAAAAAACAATTATTTATTTTTTAGTTTACTCATAATAAATAAACCTAAATTTATCCCAAAATTATTTTCTTCAGATATTTTATTGAATTTAGTTATTACTTGATTGGCTTTACTAGAGAGTTTTTCTTTAGCGTTTACCATTCCTTTTTCCTCTAAATTCTTTATTAATTCATCAATTTTTGATTCATTTTCGAATGTAGAGGAAATTTCAAGCATCACATTTTTATCTTTTAAAGCTTTCTCAGCTTGTTCTTTATTCAAACCAGTTAAGTTGATACCCATAAGCATAGAGACCCCTAAAACAACTTCTTTGATACCTTCATTTAAAGTTTTCAAAGAATTAGTTCTAACATGTTGTTCATGCAACAAAATTTTGTTGTATTGTTCTGAAGTTATCTTTATTTTTGTCATATCTTATAAATATTAATAAAAACAAAAAAACCCCTAAAAGGGGTTCTTATGTTTTAGTTTAAATTAAATGTTATTAAACGAAGCACCTGTATTCATAACAACAAATTCGATTTGTATGTATTCAAGACTTCTTGTTGGTTTCAAGAATATTTGACCAGTTAATTGATTTCTATCGAAATCCTCTGGGTCATTCGAAAGAACAACTCTAAAGTCTGTCAAACCTCTTTCAGTTCTAATGTTATTCAAAATTGGATTAACAAGAGATAAGAATTGATTTCTAACAACAGTATCATTTTGTTCAAATAATAATCTAATAGATACAGCTGAAATAAGTTTTCTAGCTTGTAAAAGAAGTCTTCTAACGTTGATTCTGTTAAGAGCTGTTTCTTTAACTTGAAGAGTTTTATTACCCCAAACTTTAATACCGTCAGAAGTGAAAGTAGCGATTGGGTTAATTCTATTATCATAAAGAAGGTCTCTATCTGAAAGAGTAAGTTTCTTACGAGCTTGAATCGCATCAACATCACCACGTTGAATACCAGCAACGGCAAACCAAGGGAATGCAATATTATCAGTCAACGCAATGTTACGTACAACATCCCTTGTTGGTGGAACGAAAATCAATACGTTATTTTCAGAGTCATTTATTTGAACCCAAGGCCAATAAGTACAAGTGTAATTACTATCAAATTGGTCACCTAATCTTTCAACAACTTCTTCTAGTCTTAAAATTTGACCATTTTCTGTATCTGGTGTTGTAACAATATACAATGAGTCAGCTCTTTCTGTCTCAACCATTTCTATAGTTGCTTCAACCAAGTCTCCGTTATCGAACAAATCAATTCCAGGTGTTGCAAACACATTCACATTCACCGCCTCTGGGTTTCTAAACGTCCAAATAGCTTCTAAGTATGCGTAATAATCTGAATTAATACCCAAATCTCCGTTTGTAAGAGTTCTAGGTGAGAATGAACCACTAGTCACACCAGCAATACCTTTTGTACCGTTGATAATAAAACTATCAGTGTTAGTTCTCTTTGTATTATAAACATCCCAACCATCAAAACCACCGTATGGCGCAAAAGTAAATTTACGAGCATAAAGTTTTTCGTATGGACCATTTGTTAAACCATTATCAGTTCTAAATTCCCAATTTCCAGTATCAAATAAGAATGTTGG